GAAGAAGGTGAAATTGCACTTTGTACCCTTTCTGCAATAAATTGGGGTGCGTTCAAGAACCCAGAGGACATGCAAAGTGCTTGTAATTTAGCAGTAAGAGGGCTAGACTCACTGCTATCATACCAGAGATATCCTGTCAAAGCGGCACAGAAAGCAACTGAAAAACGCAGACCTTTAGGTGTTGGTATTATTAACCTAGCGTACTTTTTAGCCAAGCACGGCACTGGATACAATGATAAAGAAGGATTAGAACTAGTTGATACATGGGCACAGCATTGGAGTTATTACTTAATACAAGCAAGTAACGAATTAGCACAAGAGTATGGTGCATGTCCAGGAAATAATGAAACTAAGTACAGCGATGGTGTATTACCAGTAGACACGTATAAGAAAGATGTAAACGAATTAGTTAAGCATAAGGATAAGGTAGATTGGAAAGGCTTACGTAAAAAACTTAAGAATCACGGCATTAGAAACTCTACGTTAATGGCTTTAATGCCTGCAGAAACATCAGCACAGATTAGCAATAGCACAAATGGTATCGAACCACCTAGAAGCTATGTGTCTATTAAACAAAGTAAAGATGGTATAATGGCACAGGTAGTACCAGAATACAGACATTTGAAGAGCAAATATGAGTTATTATGGGATCAACCAGGTCCAGAAGGCTATTTAAAGGTTATGGCTGTATTACAGAAATATATAGATCAAGGTATTAGTGTTAATACTAGCTACAACCCTACTCAATATGAAGATGAGAAGATACCTATGAGTGAAATGCTTAAACACATCATAATGTTTTACAAGTATGGTGGAAAACAGATGTACTACTTCAATACTTTTGATGGTGCTGGTGAGATAGACGTACATGCCAACGAAGAAGATTGTGACAGTTGTACAATATAGTGTTTCAATGTTTTTTGTTTTATATGCACGATGAACATACTACAAAAATCATAGCTAGTGATAAACAAAAAGCTATTAGAAAATTTATGCAAGAAGGTGGCAACCGACGTAATATTAGATCAATTTTTAAGGTAACGCAATAATGACAGTAATAAACTTCAATAAAGATAAAAGCCATATAGACAGTCCGATGTTTCTAGACCCAAATGGAAGTATGGGTATACAACGTTTTGAAACATTGAAATATGAGAAGATAGACAAGCTCACAGACAAGCAAATGGGCTTCTTTTGGCAACCACAAGAAGTTGATGTAACACGAGATATTAAAGATTTTCGATCGTTAGACGACCACGAACAGCACATTTTTACATCTAATTTAAAACGTCAAATACTATTAGACTCAGTACAAGGTAGAAGTCCTAGCCTTGCGTTCTTACCTATTGCAAGTATTCCTGAGTTAGAGTCTTGGATTAGCTTATGGGCGTTTAATGAAACAGTACATAGTAGAAGTTACACACACATTATTAGAAACGTGTATTCTAATCCTAGTGAAGTGTTTGACGAGATGCTAGATGTACAAGAGATTGTAGACTGCGGTATTAGCGTTAGTAAGTGCTATGATGATCTAATTGAATATAGTAATTATTACCAGATATTGGGATATGGTGTGCATACTGTTAATGGTAACAAAATAGAAATCACAGAATACGAACTAAAGAAGAGGTTATGGCTTGCATTATTAAGTGTTAATGTATTAGAAGGCATACGTTTCTATGTATCTTTTGCTTGTAGTTGGGCATTTGCTGAACTTAAAAAAATGGAAGGCAATGCTAAGATTATTAAGTTAATATGCCGTGATGAGAATTTGCATCTAGGATTTACACAAACAATGATTAAGTTATTGCCAAAAGATGATCCTATATTTGCTAAGATACAAAAAGAAACAAAAGAAGAAGCAACTAGCATGTACTTAGATGCTGTTCAACAAGAAAAAGATTGGGCTAAGTACTTGTTTAAAGACGGTTCTATCATTGGATTAAATGAAGAATTATTATCACAGTATGTTGAGTTTATTGCTAACAAGAGAATGAGAGCGGTCGGACTAGATTCTCCGTTCCCAGGTGGCTCTGATCCTTTACCGTGGACAGGCAAATGGATATCAGGAGCATCAGTACAAGTAGCACCACAAGAAACAGAAATAACGAGTTATATAGTAGGTGGTGTTAAACAAGATGTCGATGACAATACATTAAAAGGATTTAGTTTATAATGAAAATCCTAGTAATAGGTGACAGTTGGGCCGCAGGTGAGTGGACTAAAAATATCAATGGAACACACGGATCTGTACCAGTACTAGGGTCACTACTTAAAAAGGATGGTTACGAGGTAGTAATTAGAGCTCATCCTGGAGGCAGTGATATTGCATCGTTAGAGTTTATAGATATGTGTAAAAATAACATAGATCTTATTATTTTTTATAAAACATCTACTCAGCGAAGCTTAAGGACTAATTCAAATTCGAAGATATCAAAAAAGATAAAAGAGTCATTCAAAAATGGTGATTATAATTTTGAACAAGCAATAGCAGATCTTGATAATCATACTTTCCGTACGTTAGAAGAACTTGATAATCGAGTATTTTTAATCGGAGGAATAGGCAAAGTAAAACAAAAAGTAGATGTAGAATATGTTTTACCTAGTTTAATAGAAGAATTAACTAACGAAGAAGTACCTGATTATTTTGATGACTTAGATATACTCCACTTTCTTGAGAAATATCCAGAGCATTTTTTCCCAGATGGTATGCATCCAAATCGCAGAAGTATAGAATACACGTACGATTTAATTAAGGACAAAATATGATTACAATTTATGGAAGAGCAGGGTGCGGATATTGCACTAAAGCAAAAGATCTATTAATACAGCACGACATTGACTTTACAGAAGTGAGGATTGATGAAAATGATGAAGCAAAAGCGTTTGTACTAAGCGAAGGGCATAAAACAGTACCACAGCTATATGTTAATGGTACGTTGCTAGTAGAAAATGGATATACTGGGTTAGCGGCAATACCAAAACTGTTACTAGAGTCTAGAATTAATGAATTAAAAAGGATAACATGAATATAAAAGTAGGTAAAATATACGGGTTTAAGTTAAACTCAGGCGAAGAAGTTATTGCTAAGGTAGACAGTATTTCAGATAACATTGTAAGAATTACAAAGCCGTTAAGTCTAGCATTTGGCCAGCAAGGTCCTAGCTTAATGCCTAGCATGGTATCAGCAGATACAAGCAAGTCAGTTAATCTTAACTTAGATGTTTGTTCTTTGGTTGCTAGAGTAGGCAGTGATGTAGAAGATCACTATCTAAGAGGAATTTCAGAATTAGATTTACCACCTGCAAAACAAATTATTACTGAATAAATAACTGCATGCCAGCAGTTAGTAGAGTAGGAGATACAATATCAGTACATGAGTGTGGCGTTGTTCCGACAGCCTCCAATGGTTCTCCTGATGTCTTTACTAACAGTATATCTACACATAGACAAGGCGATTCTAATACGTCACATCCTTATTCACCGGTAGGTTGCCCGACACATGCAACTACGTTAAGTAGTGGTTCAAATTCTGTATATGTTAATAACAAACAGATTTCACGAATAGGTGATTCTTATGGATGTGGTATTTCTCTAACTTCAGGATCATCTAACGTCTTTTCAGGTTAGTCGTAACCTATTTTAAGGTTAAACTTAGCCCTTCTCCGTCCCTAATAGTTTTATAATCAATTATAAATACTAGTAGAGGAGAACAATGGAATTAGCAGTAAATGACCACAAACTCACCATTATGAATGCTATGTCGCATTCGTATCGTAGTTACACGTCTGAATATATAAACACAAATGTATTTCAGGATATCTTCGAGTCCGAGCATAATTGTAAAGTTATAAAGAATTACTCTACTGAAGGTTATTTTATAACTGAAGGTGTTAGTACTAGATTCTGGGGATCTCTGAGGTTTAATGATTCCAGTGAAGCTACTATGTTTTTACTAAAGTGGGCATAAAAGTAGAAACTCGTCATTTATCAGGATATACAAATGCCTACGACTACGCATACAAGAAAATAGCAGATAATGGGTCCTATAAAATATTACATAATGCTAAAATAATTACCGAACTCGAAAGAACTTGTGGGTGTAGAGTTACTAAGCAATGTGAGTCGATGATGTTTTTACCAGCACAGATGTATCACACAATAACAGAAGTGGAGTTCAACACAGAAAGAGATCTAACAATGTTTCTGTTGAGGTGGTCATGAAGATTCGTAGACATCCGGATACTTTACTAGGGTTTGAAAAAGCTGTAAAACATGCAGTTCAGATAGCGTGTAATGATCCTTCAAAAACAGTATGTTCAGTACTTAAAGAGATATGCGGTTGTACAGTAATAAGTACAATAGACGACCCAGAAAGTCTTAATTCAGGTTTTAGTCTAATAGATAAAGAAGCTTCAGAATTACATATGAATTATAATTTCTATTCTGGCATTTTGTTAGGTTATATAACATCAGTAGAGTTTGCGTCAGAAGAAGACTTAGTAATGTTTACATTAAAGTGGGCATAAATGCCAGAAATAGTTAAACATTTAGAAGATATACCAGGTTTTAGGAATGCGTACGAAAAAGCATACCACCAAGCTATGAAGGAGGCTGTAAGTTTTGCAGTTGGAACCACACCATTTGTAGTAACAGTTTCAGCCAAACTTGCTAGAATATTTGAACGGACGCATGATGTTGAGTTGTTAGTAATTGAAGAAGGATGGCAACCAATACAAGATCATACTGATTACATTTTTAACAAGAATTTTCAAAGAATACCACAGTACAGTGATAACTTTTCTTTTAATGCTGTTAAATTTAAATCTGAACAGGACTTAACAATGTTTATATTGAAGTGGGCTTGACAAGAACAACCTTTTATAGTATAATGACGGCATGATTACTAAACATTTAAATGAGATTCCAGGTGCTGGAAAAGCGTATGATATAGCGTATAAGTCTGCTTTTACTAAAGTTAAAAGCCCCGGGTGGTATCCTCGGTTTCCGTTTGCAGTAGTGAATAATGAGATAATACGTGAAGAATTCTATAAATTAACTAATGCTGAACTAATACAAGTAGGACCAAAGCCTAAGGAAGTTGTGCCAGAACCATTTAATAGTATTCGTTTTAAGTCAGAAGCAGAATTAACTATGTTCTTATTAAAATGGAGTTAAATTGA